GTTCTATTTTTGTGATTATTATAAACATAATAAATATTTTAAGCTTCTTCTTTTACTGCGACAACGTCCCATTGTGAAGTGTCGGCGTTGTATATGCAACCAATATATAAAGATTTGTTTACAGTTGTTGTAATTGGCAATGTTACATTTATAACATTATAGACAGCATTCCAAGAAATGGTCCTTGCTGTTCCGTCATCTGTAATATTAATAATTAACTTTTGACCTAGTACCGGAGTTCCTGAAGGAGCCGAAACGGTTAAATTTACGGCTTGCGCTGTAATTTGCTCAAGACTATTATTGCTAATATTCGGCGTTAAAGTGGCGACGCTTGCTCTTGTTGAACTACCTTTCAAGCGGTTTATTTGTGTTGTGTTGCTTGATATGTTAGAAACATTCGTGCTAATATCATTAGCATTCGTGCTAATATCATTAGCATTCGTGCTTATTTGGTCAATTTCACTTTGTGAAGCCCATTTATTTGCTGTTCCTGTGTCGCTTATATTATCAGCGTTCAAGACAACCGCCGGACCTGTATCGCTATTTACAGAAGTAACGCCACCACCACCGCCGCCGCTTGAATCATGTATTCTTATAGTTATTCCCATGAATTAAGATTTTTGGGTCAAAATTAAAGAAAGGTTTCCGGCTGTTGTTTCCGCATAAATTGCGCGTATATATCGACCACTCAAAAAGTCGTCTTCTAAAGTTACCGAATCATTTAAAGGAACTGGAACCGCTGTTGCGTTTGGAAGATCGTCCCAAAAAGAACCGTTAGCACTTTGTTGCAAAGTTATTGTTCCACTTGCTCCGCTACTTGCGCCGGCTTGAATTTGCCATACTCCTTCATGATTGAATTCGATTTCTTCAGATGTAAAAGGACCAGCGGAAAAAGAACCGTCGATAGGGTTTCCTGTTGCTTGGTCCAAGAAATAAAATTGTTTTAAATTATTGCAATTTGTCGCTATTCCTTGAGTTCCCATATTTTAAAATAATGTACTTGTAAATTGTTTTTTTACTCCGTTGAATTCTTGATAAATGTCGTTTTCGTTTTTTTCAAGAAGTATATAATATTGTGTTTCTTTGTAATCTTTTACGCTTTCGTTGTAATGTTCTGCAATTCCCCATTGATAAAATGAAGAATTTTCAGAATTTTCCGCAATTTTTCGGCTTACTCCTGTTAATTCCTTTGAAAAAGGTTGGTCCCTCATGTACTGGAAAAAAATGAAACCCATAAGAAGTGACTTCATGCCGTTAGTTTCAATCTGTTTATTTTTGCAACCACACAAAGAAGAATAAAATATTTGTGAATTTTGGTCGTTTGTAAGGTCCTTTTCGATTGGATTGTATATTGCTAAATAAATTGGATCAACTGGAACTTGGTCCACTAAGTCAGCAATAAATAAATTTGCAAGATCAACCCCAAGCAATTGATTAATATACTTTTTTTCATACCTTTTTATATATCCTTCAAGTTGTTCTGTAGATCCACAAAGCGAACTTGAAAAAGGAATATAAAACTTTGCGAAATTAACCCTGTCGGCAAAATCTGAAGTATCAATCAATATACCCATAATTATTTTTTAGGTGTTCTCTTTTTAGGTGTTGTTTTTTTAGCTGTTGTTTTCTTTTTTGCTTGCGCTGCTGCTCTTTTTCTGCAATCTTCGCATTCTTCTTCATGCTCTTCCTTATCGTCGCAACAATCTTCTTTTTTTACTGAAGGTTTTTTCATTTCTTCAATTTTCTTTTTTTCTGCTGCTTTGGATTCTGCTTTTGCTTGGTCCAATTTTTCAGAAGTACTTTCAACGGCGTAACCTTGAAGGATTAATTTTTCGCCAAGCTTTTGATCTACTTCTTTTATTGCTCCTAGTGGAATTCCAATAGGGTGTTTTTTTGTAAATTCTATAACCATGATAAAAATAAGTTTAAAAAGCCCTCTAAATAAATAAAGGGCTTTTGTTAAATTATGGTTTTGTTATTGCTGCGATTGCTGTTGCAATGTCAGAAACTTTTAAGAAAGCGTTTTTGTACTGATTACGAACAATAAACTGTCCTTTCATGCTTGCTCTCCATGCAACCTTATCTTCTAAGAAATTGTCCGCGTGTTGTGTTGCGAAATCAATTCTGAAGTCTCTTGTCAAATAGATGTCAGCTTGACGAGAATCGAAAACATACATTGTGCCTGCTGGAACTAAAATATCTTCTTTAACTGTTGCGCCTTCAATTACAACATCATTACCAATTACAAAGTAAGGTAAAAATGGTTGTCCTTCTCCGTCTTTTGTACTTTTCAAAAGTCCCATGTCAGCCGGATTGATTAAAATAGTGTCCGGAGAAAAACGAGAATCAGTTTGCATTGATAAACGAATTTGATAAACAGCACTTCGCATTAAATCAAAGATATTTGCGTTCGCTACTGCTCCAGCCCATGCTTCAATTGGACTTCCAACCGCTACAGACCAATCTTGCGCAACTGAATCAATAGAATTCATTTGAGGCGCAACTCCTGTTCCTAATAAAAGTTGTTGATCCAATTTTAAAGGAATGTTTTCGCTCATCAAGTCAACGATTTCTCTTTCTAAGAAATCATAGTCTTCTAAGTCATCATTACAAACTATAATTGAATCAGCAATTTTTTGAATTGGTTCTTCTACTGTATCGAAAGTGATGTCAGAAGAAGGAAACGGAGCGCAAAAAGAAATATTATCAGCGCCACGAGTGACAACATCTTGTTCAATATATTTGATTTTTGCACCTGTTCCAGTACCTAAACGACGAACTCTGAAAAGTTCTGCAATCATTGGAGTACGAACCGGCTCTTTTGAAACGCCGTCTAAACGTTCTCCGAAATAGTTTCCAGTATCAGCAATTGAAACTTTTGTTGCGTCAATAGTGATACTTCCAAGTCCTTTCTTAACTTTTTCAAGACCTGTTTCTTCAATGTTTTCTTGAATAACAGATTTCAAAGCTTTCTTTTTCTTAGGACCAGCAAAACCACCGCTTTTTAATTTTGTGATTTCTTCTCCTTGAGCAAGAATAATTTCGTCGTTCTTCTTTGCTTTCGCCTCAAGTTCTGCAAGTTCTTCCGAGCTTTTCGCCGCGTGCTCTTGCATCAATTTGAAATTGTTGTCAAAGTATTCTTGTTGCTTTTGTTTGTAAGCAATAACTTCTTCTGAAGTCATGTTCTTGATTTCTTCAGCGCTTTTTACGTCGAATTTTGGAAATGATAAACCCATTATAGTAAATTTAATTTAGTTCTAATTTCTTTTTCTTCTGCTTTTCTTTTTTCTTCTGCTGTCGGCTCTTGGTCCTGTAAAGTGTTTTTCAACGGCTCTTCAAAATTCAAAAGTGAATTATATTGATGTTTTAATTGCATCAATTCTAAAGTAAAAAGATTATTATATTTTTGCGAAAGTTTGTCGTCTGTCAATGCTTTGATGAAGACTTCCATTCTTTCGTTGATTTCTTCTAAGTGTTTGTTGATGTCCTCTTGACTTTTAACAATAGATAAATTTGGGGTTTCTGAATTTGCACCAAACACAACCGCCGAACCCTCCCAAAGCTTAACTTCTGAAATGTCCCAAACCGAATACTCGAGTCCTTCTTCGTCTCTTTCTGTTGTTTGCTTGATCTTGTCAGCAATATAATTGAAACCAATTGAATGTTCGCGAATAATTCCTTCTTGATACATTTTTAAAAAATCTTGTCCTTCGGTATGTCCCCCCATTTTTGAACGAAAATATAAGCCGGCTTCATCTTCTTTAAGTTCCTGAATAACGCCCAAAGGTCTTGTTGTATCATGGTAAGCAAGATGAGCAATTTTTCTATTGCTTGAAGAATCGGGACCATGTTCTTTGATACTTTTTGAGAAAGCACCGGAAAGAATTCGATCTTGGTCCGAATCAATATTCCCAAAGCCGGAAAAATACCCTTCAACTATTCCGCTTTCGCTGTCTGCTTTTACTTCCAAAATTGGAAGACTGCAAGACATATTTTTATATCCTTTCTTATTCATTTGTTCTGATTTGGTTGTCTGGAATAAGTTCGTTCGCTTGCTGTTCTGTCATACCGTATGAGTAAATTAATATATTTTTCGCTGTATTACTATCAATTTGGTTTAAAGATACTTTAGAAGCTAAATTACTGATACTTTCCGATACAATTTTATTCTTTTCTGCTTCCGCTTTCTTATCTTTTTGTAAAACTTCTATTTTTGAAGTATCAAGCTTGATCATATACTCGCGACCTTCTGCTTCGTTGAAAATTGGTGTCAAGTGTTCGTTCCATGAGTCAACGAATAATTGCGCCAAAGGAATCGCCGCTTCGGTATAAAGTGACTTTTTCGCTTCTCCTAAGTTGTTAAATGTTTTGTTTGACGGATCGTTGAAAAGCTGTGAAGACATACCGTAAACATTGCAAAACTTACGAAGTTTATTGATGTCTAAATCTGTTAAGGTCAAGTCTTTTGGGCTTAATCCTAAAGAAGTGTATTTCACTTTACTTCCAACCGTAAGCATTTTATTATAGTTGTGAGAACCTCCGGCTTTCTTTTTGAATCGTTCGTTGATTTCTTCGCGTTCTTCTTCTGTCAATGGATACCCTTCTTGGTCCGAACTAATCATTCCGGTTGCGCCTCTATTTTCGATCATATGGGCTTCCGCATTATGCACTTGGTTCGAAGTGCTTAAAGCTTTGTAAGCCGGTTGAAGAAACGAAAGTCCTTTATTACTGCAATAGCTTGGGTCTAAATTTTGAGTATGAACCACTTCTTCAGGACCAAAATATTTATTTTGACCACCCCAACAAAAATAATAATTCTTTATTTCTGAAAAATAGTCATTGTCATTCATCATATTTATCGTGGTGTACTGACTTGGAATAATCTTCAAAGAAGTTGGATAATTAAATCCGGCGGCTTGAATCTTCCACTCGAAAGTATCTCCAGTCAATAAGAAATTTGAATACTGTTCTTTCCTGTATTCTTTTAAGGTTTGGTCCTTGTTTGGTCTTTTTATTAACCTGTAATATGGATTGCTTTCGTCAGTTACCGGAACGTATTCTTCATTTTCCTTTACGCACAAAAGCATTGGAACATCTGAAGCCGCGTCAAATAGTTTCTTGACAACTGCAAAAACGTCTTCATTTGAAAGATAACCTTCATTGATTAACTTCTCTTCGTTTTCCTTATCTTTATAGATCCATGAGGACCAACCACCGAAAAAAGAAAAACTTGATCCGTTTACGTTCCAATCGTTTGAATTATTAGAATAATTTTTTACAGAAAATAAACTCTTTATTTTGTCAATTATTACCATTTCATTTTTTTATCT